TAGGAGCAAGAAACCAAACTACATATTTTGCCGACATTCATTTGTTTGGGCTAATAGTTCGCTTTGGCCCCAATTTGTCTAGCGGCCAAATCGACGACGCCGAGTCCTACCTCGCCACCAAGACCGGAGTCACCATCTGATGGCAACCACCGACGTCTTCCGCACGATGATCGTGCCAGCGGCCAACGTAACCCTCGCCCGCCAGATCGCCGAGACGGTGGCGCCGGTCGCTGGTCTCGGCATGTGGCAGGCCATGCTCTCCGCTGACGGCAGCGAGCCAGCCACGCACTACGTGAGCACCGGCTACATCGGGCCCGAATGGGAAATCCTGATGCCGCTCCAGACCTGGGAAGAGATTGACGGTGTCTGGACGCAGACGGACGCAGAGCCCGGCGACGCTGCCCAGCTCTTCGGCGTGCTCCAGCAACTCGGCTCGGACATCACGCTGCCGCAGATCGTGGATCTCTACGCGGCAAGCGACGTGACCACGCAGGAGCCGTTTACCGCGTTTTCGCGTATGGGCTTGCAGCAAGTGCAGGTCGCTGAACCGGTATGACCGACTACGACCCAACCGACATCCGCCAGCAAGAGCGGGCCGCTGCCGACAAGGCGCAGCGTGAGCGCATCGCTCAGGAGGGCGAGGAGGCTGATGTCCGTTGGCTGATGTCCAGCAAGCGCGGTCGCCGCATCCTGTGGCGGCTCTTAGAGCAGTCCGGTGTGTTCCGGCTGTCGTTCAACACGAATGCGATGCAGATGGCCTTCTCGGAAGGCAACCGCAACTTTGGCAACCGGACGCTTTCCCTCATCCACTCTCAGTGTCCGGAGCTTTACCCCTCAATGGTGAAGGAGAACACCGATGACCAGCGAAACTCTGATGACCGCTGACGACGCAGATACCACTCAGTCGTCGGCCGATTCGACCCTGCTTGGCTCTCAGGATGAGAGTCAGGCAACCCAAGAGCAGGCAGAAGAGGCTCCGATCCAGTCGGAAGAGCAGGATGCTCCTTCGGCTGAAGAGTCCGCAGACGACGCCAAGGACCCCAATCGGGGAGCGCCGGAAACTTACGAGTTCAAGGCACCCGAAGACCAGGAGTTCGATCCCGATGTGCTTAAGGCATATGGGGAAGTCGCCCGCGAACTTGATCTGTCTCAGGAAGCCGCGCAGAAGGTCTTGGACAAGGTGGCCCCTGCTCTTGCCGAGCAGCAGACCAAGTATGTCCAGGAAGTCGCCAAGCAGTGGCGGGATGCCTCTGTATCCGACAAGGAGTTTGGCGGCGAGAAGTTGAACGAGAACTTGGCAGTCGCGAAGAAGGCTTTGGACACGTTCGGCACTCCTGAACTGCGTGCGCTTTTGGACCAGTCAGGTCTGGGGAGTCACCCGGAGTTGATCCGGGCGTTCTACAGAGCTGGCAAAAGCATCAGCGAGGACACCTTCGTTGCTGGCGGAAACACGAAGGGCGACAAGCAAGCCCCGACTGACTTCGCTGGCTACGCAGCCGCGCTGTACTCCAACCCTACCAACTGACAGGAGCCACTGAATGGCAACTTTGAGCACTAGCAACCTCACGCTGCTCGATTGGGCGAAGCGTGTTGATCCCGATGGCCGAGTCCCGGTCGTCGCTGAACTTCTCTCGCAGAGCAACGAGATCCTCTCGGACTGCGTGATGAAGGAGGGCAACCTGCCCACTGGCGAGCGAGTCATCATCCGCACTGGTCTGCCGACCGTCTACTGGCGTGCGCTGAACCAGGGTATCCCGAACAGCAAGTCCACGACTGCTCAGGTTGACGAAGCCTGCGCGATCCTGGAAGCGCGTAGCGAGGTCGACAAGGACCTTGCCATGCTGAACGGGAACACGGCTCAGTTCCGTCTGTCTGAGGACACCGCCTTCCTGGAGGCGATGAACCAGACGATGGCTGACACCATGTTCTATGGTGATCCGACCGCCGACCCGAAGCAGTTCCTTGGCCTTGCCAAGCGATACGGCTCGTTCTCGGCTGACAACGCCGCCAACATCATCAACTGCAAGGACGCGACGCCTACCGCAGACAAGCAGACCTCCATCTACCTTGTCGTCTGGGGCGATCAGACCGTCTACTGCCCGTTCCCGAAGGGGTCGAAGGCTGGCCTGATGCACGAAGACCTCGGCGAGCAGACCGTCTACGACGGCGCGAACCGGATGCAGGCTTACGCCACGCGCTACCAGTGGAAGACGGGCCTTGTTGTCAAGGACTGGCGCTACGTCGTCCGCATCGCAAACGTGGACATTGACGACCTGCTGGCGCTTAGCAACTCGCAGGCGCTTACGGCCGGAACTAACATCCTGAAGGCGATGACTAGGGCAACCTACAAGGTCCCGAACCTCGCCATGGGCCGCCCGGTCTTCTACATGAACCGCACGGTTCACTCCGCCCTCGCCAACATGGCGATGGACAAGTCGCAGGGCGTGCTGGCGATCCAGCCCGCTACGACGCAGTTCGGCACGGCTCAGAGCTACCTGAGCTTCCTTGGTGTCCCCATCCGTCGTGTGGACGCCCTTCTCAACAACGAAGCTCTGGTCTGATGATACGCGACCCTAAACACACAAACAAGGAAACATCCCCATGATTACTGACGCACTTTTGCGACTGTCTAACGCTCAGGCGGTCACGACCAGCGCCTACTCTACGGACAAGATCCGTATTGGACAGGAAGACACGATTCGTGGTCCCGGCGCTCTTTCCACCACCGTTGTTCGGACCCGCGACGTCGGTGAAGGCCGTGAGGTCTATGTGGTTTTCACTGTGAACACCACGTTTGCTGGCCTTACCAACCTTACGTTTGAGGTTGTCACTTCGGCCAACGCTGACCTTAGTTCGCACACGACTCTGGCGGCCACCAGCGCATTCACCCCCGGAAGCGGGGCCCTTAACGCTGGCAAGCAGTATGTGCTTCGCATTCCCCCGGAAATCGCTGGCACTGGCAAGCAGTATCTTGGCGCTCGCTATACCGTCAGCGGAACTGCTTCTGCTGGCGCTGTCAGCGCCGACCTTGTCCTGGATCTCCAGGACGGCATGAAGTTCTACGATTCCGGCTTCACGGTCGCCTGATCTAGCGCATGGCTAGATATGAAGTTCAAGAACGTTGCTTGGTCGGCGGTTTGATCCGTCGGCCCGGCGACGTTGTTGAGTTCGAGGGTGATGCTCCGTGGTATCTGAAGCCCTTGGACCCGCCAGCTCCTGAGCCTGTAGCCGAAGAGCCGCAGGCTGAGGAGCCGGTTGCCGAAGAAGCCCCGCAGACGCCGCCGAAGCGTAAGCCCGGCCGTCCGCGTAAGGCTGACTCCTGACGTGCTACCCACCGAGGTGATCCATGACCTCAGCCGTTGACATCTGCAACCTTGCACTGGGTCACCTTGGTGACGTAGCCAACGTCTCTAGCATCTCGCCACCGGATGGGTCGGCGCAGGCCGCACACTGCGCTCGGTTCTACCCGATCGCACGCGACACGCTGCTAGAACAGCACACTTGGAACTTTGCCATGCGTCGCGCTGCGCTGGCTGCTGTGACCGGCACGATCCCGGAATGGGACTACGTGTATGCAGCACCGGCAGACCTGCTGACGGTTGTGGCGATCCAAGGTGACGAAAACGAAGACGACTACAGCACGCGCTACGCGCCCGCAGACAACGTCATCACGGCACCGACGATCGCAGCCGGTCAGTATGTGCCGCGTCGCTACACGATCGAACTGAACGGCAATGGTGACCGCGTCATCCGCACGGATCAGGATTCGGCGCAGATCCGCTACGTCGCCAAGGTTGAGGACACGACCAAGTTCTCGCCGACGTTCATCATGGCCCTGTCTTGGCACCTTGCCGGGATGCTTGCTGGCCCGATCATCAAAGGTGACCAAGGCGCTGCCGAAGCCAAGCGGTGTGCTCAGATGATGGCGTTCTACCTCGGCGAAGCACGCCGATCGGACAGCATTCAGAGCAACACCAAGGCTGAACACATCGTGACCTGGATGGCAAACCGCTGATGCCTAATACCCGCAACTACCTCCGTTCGTTCGCTGGCGGTGAAGTCAGCCCGGAGATGTTCGGGCGCATTGACGACATTCGTTACCAGACCGGTGCGGCGCTGATGCGGAACTTCATCGCGAAGCCGCAGGGGCCAGCACGCAACCGGCCGGGCTTTGCGCTAGTTCGTGAGGTCAAGGACAGCACGAAGAAGACGCGGCTGATCCCGTTCACGTTCTCGGTCGACCAGACCTACGTGATCGAGCTTGGAGCTGGCTACTTCAGGTTCCACACGGATGGCGCGACGCTTCAGTTCCCGGACTACCCGGAGTTCTTTGCTGCCGATGCCCCGACGCCCGGCGAACTAGCCATCACGGGAAGCAATGCATCTAACGACCTGCTTTTGTCATCCGGGGCAACGCCGCACGGGCTATCCAACGATGACCCGGTCTTTATCTGGGCTGGCACCTATCCCTCGCCGACCGTTATCCACTACGTCCTAGAAGCAACTAGCACGACGTTCAAGGTGGCAACATCCGTTGGCGGCCCGGCTGTGCTTTACACACCACAGTTGCCCGCCAAGGTCAGCTTTCTTTACTACGAAGGCGACAACGTTATCTACAACGGTAGTATCTACCGCAAAAACTCAAACCAATTTGGCGGCAGCCCGTATTGGAACAGCAGCGGCCCAACACCGGACACCGTTCCGTTCTACTGGGACAACATGGGTGTTCCCGGCGCTTACGAGGTTGCCAACACCTACACCGAATCAGAGCTGTTCGACATCAACTACGTTCAGTCGAACGATGTCCTGACGCTAGTCCACCCCAACCATCCGCCAGCGGAGCTGCGTCGCTACGGGGTCGATGACTGGCAGCTAGAGACGATCAGCTTTGTTGCGCCACTTGCTGCTCCGGGCGGCATTACCGGCACGCCGTTCTACGGCAAGCGGCACCGGATTGCTCACTTTCATGTGACGACTGGCTCGGCTGGAAACACAGTAGATAAGCCGCCGCATTTTTTTAGAGAAGTAATTGATGGCGGCGTAGCTGGCGGAGTTAGGGCAAAATGGCCTTACTCAGTCGGTGATTCCATTTTTGTTGATGAAACAAGAGATGACTTGTCTCCATCAAACATAATTATTGAAAAAGGCCATTATCAAGTCCATTCAATTGACAACTCTGTAAATCAGCCATACATCACGCTGTCTTCTGTTGACGACGATGACCCTTGGATAATCCCAGGGTCCCCGGCTAACGGCAGCACCGAGTCCGGAACCGGAGCAACCCAGTATTCCGATGACATCGAAGGCGCCAGCAACAAGTATGTTGTGACAGCCATTGGTGTTGGCGACATCGCCGAGTCTCCGCCAAGCACGTCCGTCACGGTTCAAAACAACCTGCTTGCTACCAGCGCCACCAACAAGATCGAATGGAACTTGGTGTCTGGAGCGCAGAGATACCACATCTACAAAGAACAGAACGGGCTTTACGGCTACATCGGGCAGGCCGTATTTGATCCAGTCGCGTCGCCGAAGCCGTTCTTTATCGACGACAACATCGCCCCGGACATGGGCATTTCGCCCCCGACCTACGATGACACGCTGACCTCTGCTGGCAACTACCCAGCCTCTGTTGCCTACTTTGAGCAGCGCCGCGTCTTCGCTGGCACCGACAACGAGCCGCAGAACATCTGGATGACCAAGTCGGGCACCGAGTCCGACTTCAGCTACCAGATCCCGACCCGCGACAACGACCGCATCTCGTTCCAGATCGCGTCCCGCGAAGCCAACCGCGTTCGTCACATCGTCCCGCTGACCGAGCTTCTGCTGCTGACCAACTCAGCAGAGTGGCGCGTCACGTCGGTCAACAGCGACGCCATCACGCCGTCGTCGATCGCTGTCCGGCCGCAGAGCTACATCGGCGCGTCTGGCGTGCGACCCACGGTCGTCAACAACTCGCTTGTCTACTGCGCTGCACGCGGCGGTCACGTCCGTGAGCTTGGCTACAACGACTCGGTGCGTGGCTTTGTCACGAACGACGTGAGCCTGCGAGCCGCACACCTGTTCGACAACCTGACGATCTCCGATCAGGCTTACCAGAAGTCGCCGCTGCCGATCGTCTGGTTCGTGTCGTCCAACGGCAAGCTGCTTGGCCTAACCTACATCCCAGAGCAGCAGATCGGTGCATGGCACCAGCATGACACTCTGGATGGCACGTTTGAGTCGTGCTGCGTTGTGTCGGAAGGCGACGAAGACAGGCTCTATGTTGTTGTCAAGCGGCGACACAAAGAGGTCGAAGGCGTCGTCGAATACAGGCGCTACGTAGAGCGCATGGCTGTCTGGAAGTTCGACACCATCGCCGATTCGTTCTTCGTCGACAGCGGTCTGAGCTTCGACGGCACCAACACGACCGCTGCTCAGATGAAGGTCACGGGCGGCACGCTCTGGGACCCGTCGGAAGAGCTGACGCTGAACGCGGACACGCCGCAGTTCGTGACCGGCCCGTCATCGACGGACATTGGCGACGTGGTCGAGCTGGATGCAGCCGACGGCCAGATCTACAGGCTCACGATCGTGTCGGTCACGTCAGATGTCGTTGCCAAGGTCCGCGTCGACAAGACGCTTCCAGCGGCTCTGCGCGACACCTTTACTGCTGCGTGGGCTTTCTGTCGCAACACGTTCACCGGGCTCGGCCACCTGAATGGCTACACGGTGTCGATCCTTGCCGACGGCGCTCGCCACAACCAGCTTGTTGTCACAACTGGCACGGTCACCCTTAGCCGTGCTGCTCGTAAGGTCCACATCGGTATACCTATCGAAGCGGACTTGCAGACGTTGCCTATGACGTTGCAGATCGACGGCTTCGGCCAAGGTCGGCATAAGAACGTCAACCGCGTCTGGCTTCGCGTCTTCCGTTCGTCCGGTGTGCTTGCAGGTCCAGACGAGTCATCGCTGGTTCCCTACAAGCAGCGGACAACAGAGCCTTACGGCACACCGCCGCGACTGATGTCTGAACAGATCGAAGTCGTGCTGCATCCGTCCTGGGACGAAGACGGTCAGGTCTACATCCGCCAAGCCGATCCGCTACCGCTGACGATCGCTGGTCTAACAATCGAAGTCGCGCTGGGAGGCTGACATGGTAGTCAACGAAG